TACAGAACCTGTCTTCTAAAGTGTATATGTTTTTATTTCTTTCTGCAAAATCTTGCAGCCCTTGTGATAACTTACGCACAAAAGGCACTTGACTGTGGTATTTTTCAAATAATTCTTTTGCTTCGTCGTTTTCTAATTCTAAAGATCTAGCTAGTTTATTCTTACCCATTCCATAGAATAAGCCTAAGTTAATCGTTTTTGCCTGTTTCCTGGTGATTTTAGCCATTCTAGCAACGATTTTGTGAAAATCAGTGCTCGGGTTCTCATTATATTCTTCGGCCATCTCCTCGGCTCCATGGAAGCCATTCTTCAAAGCATAGTGCACGACCAGTCTAGGCTCTTGTTGTGAGTAGTCAAATGATCCCCACTTGTGACCTTTTTCTGGCAGAAATAATTCTCTTATTTTACTACCTAACTCACTTCGTGCTGGAATCTGTTGTAGGTTCGGATTACGCATAGAAAACCTACCGGTAACTGTTCCTCCTTGGTCTGATCTTATTTGATTTATGTCTGCGTGTATTCTGCCTTTGTGTATAAATTTTAAAATACCGATTACAAAAGTGTTGAATAGTTTATCTAACTGTCTGGCTTTTGCAATCATTTTTAAATATTTATTTGTATGTGATTCTAAATATAATTTTGTTATACTAGCTCGTCCTGTTTTAGGCGTAACTTTATAATCTGTAATTTTTTGATGATCTAGTAAAGGCTGAATAGAATCTGCAGCCCAAATATCTATATCAAGATTAGTTTCTCTTTTTATTGTTTTTAATATTTCTGCTTTTTCTTTTTTAAGAGTGTCGCCAAATGTTTTTGCTTTCTCTTCATCAACTCTTACTCCTAAAAATCTCATATCAACAAGACACGGAAACAATCTTGTTTCAATATCAAATATATTTTCTAAAGTTTTTTTATTTTTTGATTCTGTTCCTATAGGAGTTTTAATTATCTTTTCAAATTTGTTCCAAAGTCGTAGTGTAAGTGACACGTCCTGTTCTGCATATTCTGCAACTAAATCATATGGTAGTTCATGCATGTTAGTCATTGGATCGGATATACCATGCTCTTCTTTTGCTTTATCTGTTAAATCATATTTATATTTATTATCATTTAAATAATCTTTTGCTAAGGAATCTAGACTGTATTTTTGTCTGTTTTCATCAATAATAGATGCCGCGATCATGGTATCGTACACAGGTCCTTTTAACATCATACGTGTAGCTGCACGTATCCAACAAACGTCGTACATAGCATTGTGAAATACTTTAGTTATATTTTCGTTTTGAAAGATTGTTTTATTTAATTTTTTCCAGACTCTATTTACACCATGGTTGTCTCCTTTGTGTGCTATCGGGTAATATAATTTTACATCCTTAAATGCTACAGCAATACCACATACTTTACCCTTACCTATTATGGCCCCTGATCCGTGAGTCTTGAGGTATGGATCGTGCGTCTCTAAGTCGACAGCAACAACATCACCATTTGTTATTGCATCTAATTCGTCTAATTCTGGTATCATTTAACTATCCCCCATGTGTTTGATTTTTCTACTTCTTTATAATCTCTTTCAAGTATCATTTCTAAAAAGTGTATAGCCTTCAATATATCTTCTCTCTTTCCTTTCAATCTGTGACGACAGATATATTTTATAGCGCACCCTTCTGGAAAAAGCAATTCGTTTTCCACAACAAATTTACTTGGTTGAATTTTAAATTTTTGATAATGTGATCCTCCGTGTTGTTTATCCCAAACTTTGCTCATAAGTATCCTCCTTTCCTGCAAATGTTAAATTAGTTGTACTTTTTAATAACCATAAAGTTTTCCTTGCACGAGAACATGCAACAAACTTCATTCTCTTTTTTGAAAACGGTTTTTCTTGTCTTGTTAATTTAAAATCAAATACCACGTTATCGAATTCTTTACCTTTAATTGTATGTATGTTTTCTAAAAACACTCTTTTCTTTTCTAAGTCTCTATTGTTGTTGACAATTTCTCTAATGTAATTTTTCATTTGAATTGTTGAAACTTTACTAATCTTTTGAAAGTCATCTATATTTTTTACACCAGGGACGACAAACCCTTTGTCGACTAACCACTTAAGATCATAGCTACCACTGTCTGCAGCTTCTAATTGTTCAATTGTTTTTAATTGATATTGTGGGTCCATACCTTTAAACATCGCTTTAATTTTAGTTAAAGATTTGTGTTCGCCTTTTGAAAAACCCAAGAATTCTCTTTGGTTTTTTTCGTCGCTGGTTGGATATTTAAATTTAAATTTACTTTTTTCCTTATCTGGTATTTTAACAGGAATTCCTATCTGCATGATATAGTTTATCATATCTCTTGGTTCACCACCTCTATAAGTAAACATAAAGTTTTCATCTGTATTTAATATTCTATTTTTTAATTCTGACGCAAAAGGGTCTTGCGCCAAATCTGATAAATAATACATTTCTCCCTCTACAACCACACCTGTTCTGTTTCCATTTTCATCTAATTCTTCTCGTGGTTTCCATACTCTGGTATAATTATATTCTCGCCAGATATCTTGTATTATCTTTTTACAGTATTCGTTTATAACTCTTGGACATCGATAACCATCTTCTAGTTCTGTTTCTGGATTAGCAAACTCCTTATGAAAAGAATCAGGATCAGCTCCTGCAAACTCAAATATAGACTGGTCTGGATCTCCTGCTTTGTAGAAGTAATCTACATTCTTTGACATTACTTCTTCAGCTTTTCTCTGTATTACACTTGAGTCTTGTGCCTCATCGACTATTAATATTTTTATATCCTTACATAATTTTTCTGATTCTTCTTTGTTATTATAAAAGTCCTCTACCATGTCTTGAAAGTCAATTATTTTTGTAGTTCTTCCATTAATTTTTTCATTAGTTTTAAATTTAATATAATACTCTTGCATTTTAATTAATTCTTCAGCGGTATACTGATAGTCTTCTTTTTCTTCAAAAGTTAAACTTCTATAGTAATCTAATACTTCTCGACCATTATCTTTTGCATAACTTTTAAATTTAAAAAAAGGATGTGCTGCAAACAAACCTTGTACGCTGTTAAATTTTTTATTTGATGTGTATTTATCAAACATTGGATACAAAGTTTTTAAAATGTCATAATCTTCAATTAAGAAAGCTTTTCCTTTTATACGATTCTTACAAAACTTATGAACTGTAGTTACGTTTTCTTCCAAAGATGCTTTTGATTGTTTTACTAAATGAAAAATTTCATGACCTGTTTTCTTTTGAAAGTCATCAATACTTTCATCATCATATATTTTACTTCTAATATGATCTGCTGCCGTATTAGTGTGGGATATAACTATCATATCTGTAGGAGAGTATTTTTCTACTAAATGTTTATAATATATTTCAACTAATTTAGTTGTCTTACCTGTACCTGGTGGTCCTGCTATTCTAATTTTTATCATGTTCTATCTTTTTTGCGACGTCGCCTAATACTGAATACTGTCCAGGGTCAGAAATAAAATGCCATGTTGGACAAGATATTTCTTTTTTAGATATTGAGTTATATATCTTTCCATTTTTTTTCTTAGCTTTCATAATATGTTTAAGATTAAAACATATTTTTTTTACTGACGTGTTGTCTCTTTGAGATCTAAAATATTCTACTAATCTATTTAATCTAAACTCAAGATCATGAGTTTTCTGATTTACATAACATCCCCCCTCTAACAAAACACCATCATCAAAAGAAACTGTGGATTTTCTAATAAAAGAATAAACCATTATTTTAAATTCGTTATCATCACTTGCCTCTTCATCTGCTTCTTCATAAACTCTTTTATCTAGTCTTGCATATTGAAAGGCGTGAAATTCTCCGGGTTTCATTTTTAATATTGCTGGATGAGGAAAGTTTCCTGCATTGGCTAATATGTTTATCCATTTTTGCTTATCTATTATGTCAGATCCTTGCATAGGAACATTTATTCTAATGTAACCATCACCTACTCTTTTTTTTACATCAACAGATTCATAAAATATCGGAGGCTTACTTGTATACTCTGTAATATCACCAACAGCCTGTTCTGCTTTTATCAAATCTGCGGCTTGCTCAGGAGTTATTCCACAAAGATGTCTGACACATGCAGAGGCATCGCAGTGTTTTTTTATTAAAGGTCTTTTGCAAAGGTATTTGTATTCTTTATCTTTTGATTTAAGTATTGTGTCCTGTATTTCTTTCTCTTCTAACGGCCTGGCCATATATTCTTGATTAAAATATTTGAGCAAAGTTACAGCATCCATTTTACTATATTCAGTAATTTTTTTAACACCCTTTTCAACCGCACGCATAGACCAGGTATACATATGTAATAAATAATCATTTCGATTTTCATCTGGTATTTTATTATTATTTAACTTTAAACAATTTTTTGTGCATGGTAATAAAAAATCTTCTAGTGTCTTTTCTTTTGGCTTTTTTACTTTCTTAACAACTTCTGGAACTTCTTCTTGTAAATAATCTATTAAATCTGTTTGTGCATACTGATCATACATTTCAAAAAACTGTTCAATAGAAGCATCTTCAAAATCATCTGTATATGCGTAAGTGCTTCCTTCTTCATGATTAAAGTATGGCATGTTAAGCCAAGAACCATCTTTCTTATCCGCTAAAGAAGTTTGCATTGGATAGACTCTATCTAAAATATCTGCAAGACCCAACTTACCTGCAAACTTTTTCATAACTAATTGTACTTCTTCAGCGCTACTAAATTCTTTCATAAACATATAAACGTGCGCTCTTCCACTTTTTGATCTAAACATTATCAGTGGTAGTTTAAGTTCTCTTATTTTTTTTAATAAATTTTCGTAATCGTAATTATTTATGTCAATATCTATTGCACCCCATTTACATGTGCCATCATCTTTTAATGGAAAAATACCGAGTCTATTACCTATGCCGTTGAGATGGTTCTCCCAAAGTTGTTTTGTAAGGGGTTTATGTTCTATCCAAGGCTTACCTTCAACTTTAACAGCAAGTTTTTTATCGTTCTTTTTAAATTGACCGTAAGCTCGTTCTAAACCTTCAAATATATTTATAAATTTCTCTATCATAATAAACGTGGGCGTTTCCACTCTCGCTTAGACGCCCACTACCTAGGATATTATAAATTTACTGAAGCTTTTTTTACTTCTTGGTTTTCATGTTTTGTTTGAATCTCACCTTTACCTACAGATTCTGCAAAAGCTTTTGCCATGTCGTAGACATTTTTGTCTTTAACTAGGCCTACTTTTGCTACATCCCAACCAAACCATGTTCCTTTGTCGTTAGACATCTGAACAGTAG